AGTATCACTCTATTGGCTTTACCTTGTTGCCTTACACTTAGGTCTATGGTGTCAAACTTCTGCTCGTCTGTTAGTTCTTCTGCTTCATCTACTACCCAAGTTGTAATACCCTGGAGAGATTTAAGGTTTGCTGTTTGATCTCCGCTTGATGTCTTTATACCTCTAAATATTATCTTGCTGCCAGTTTTTTTGTTTATTATCTCGTCCTTAGTTATATGGAAGTTCTGTGTCATTTGCAACTGCTCTAACTTGTCTAAGAACTCTGGGATGATTGAGATGTATGCTGAGGTAAGCGTATAGCGTGTAAATAGTATAACGTGTCCAGCTTCATAAGTAAGCATAACTAAAAGGGCGTTTACTGAAAATGACTTCCCAGACCCACGCCCACCACTCACAATAA